ATATGTTTGAGCATCTTGTCTAGCCGCTGCTTGAGCTTGGCTAGTGTTTGCCTCACGCATCTGTGCAGCAATGGTGTTAGGATCAAGAACCTTACCTTCAGTGCTTAGAAGTTCTCCTTCTTGAACACTCATAAGTGTTGGGTCTAGGCGACCACCTTCAGGTAGAGTAGGGGCGTTGAATTGGTCAACCATATCTGCTTTAATTGTGCGGCGACCATAGGCATCACGCTCTCCTGTGTAGCCTTTGGTCTGCCACTCACCAGCAGCACCCGTGCCCCAACCACCGAGATAACCACGATTACGATAATCCTGTCGTTCACGCAATACTTCGATAGGGATCGTGTCGGGATCAGTGAATTGGCCCCCGAGGAGGTCCGCACGGATGCTGCCAGTGTCTGCGTCGAGATAGTCCTTTACAGCGGCGTCTCGTGCAGCTTGTTCTTCAGGTGTGAGAGTAGTGGGGGTAGTTGTTGTACCATCAGGTGTAGTTGTAGTGCCACCGCTTTGATCAGTGGTGGTGGTAACTGTAGGAGCAGTTGTACCATCAGGTGCAGGTGCAGTTGTGGTGTCAACTTGTCCTTGTTGTGTTCCCGCAGGATAGTACTGCTGAATTTGTTCAGGAGTTAACTCGTGAAATGTACCATCAGCGGTACGATAGCCACCTTCTTGTGCGAGTTGTTGGGCGAACATAAACCCTTGACCACTGTTCTGATAGAACGGATCATCAATGTTAAAGTCGTCATTGAGGGTAAGAACGTTAGTCCCTTGTAGTGTCATACCGGGACCAGGTGCATTCCAATTGTTACCACCTTCGTAGGTGAAGGTGTTGTCATAAGCATTAACGATTTTACTATCGTTATTTTGTCCTACCTGTGGATAGGCAGTCGTGTATAGCCCCGTTTGGGTAGCAAAGTCTTGGACATTAGTAGTGTCAATGCCTTGGTTTGCTTTATCGAAGTTTACACCGTAGTCGTTTGTGTTTGCCATAAAAGTTTACCTCGGGTTTATACCGCGTCCCTCGGATCAGGAAGCATGGGTCCAGATGGTCCCATCGGCAAATTGGTGGCAGCGTCATTGAGGTTTGAGCCAGCGGCAATTTGATTAGCAGGTGTAGTAGCAGCCTGTTGTGCAGGTGCCATTGGGGATTGCATTGCAGGTGAATTCAAAAGTGATTGTACACCTTGATTCGTGTTATAGGTCATAGGTTGCATGTCTTGTAGTTGACGCTCTAGATCAGCACGTCCTTGCAGACCTTGCTCACGTACATCGCCAAGATTGCTTAAAGTTTGTGCAGAACGCCCTTCGTAGAGATTCTGGAAGTTACCAAGTTGGTTACCGAACTGGTCAAACTGACCTGCCATAGAACCGAACTGATTACCGAGATTAGCCATAGCCTGACCTTGATTACCAAGTTGACCAAACACCGTCATACCCTCCTCAGCAGGTGTGCCAATAGCGCTTTGCACTTCTCCTACACCCTGTCCAACAGTGCCAATATCACCTTGAAGGGTAGCTTGGTTTTGCATGATGGTGCCTTGATTACCTGCTAGTGCAGTTTGTCCTTCACCTAGTTGGGTTTGTCCCTGTTGAAGAGTGTCGAAGCGAGGGGCCATACCAGACGTAATTTCAGATACAGACGGACCAGTGAATTGCGGGGTTTGTTCCTGTTGCGGAACAGGTTGATTTGAATACATTTGCTCAAGAGTACCCGTGTCGAGACCCTGTTGTTGTGCCCACGTGCCAAACTGGCCTGTACCAAAGTCGCCTGTGTATCCAGTTTGTGATGCTAACCATTGGTTTTTCTCGGGGTTGTAACCATAATCAGGCATCTCTAAATAACTCCTACTAAAATTGCAGTAACAACTGCTAATCCGATTCCGACAGTGTACTCAACAAAAGCAAAGGTCGGTACTTTATTACGCATCCAATATACATAATGTTCAACCACCTGTAAACAAGGAGGTGCAAGGAACATATAAATACCAATTAAAGACAGCCAAGGGTTTACAAAGTACAGAGGGATACTCACAAAAAGGAACCACGCATAACGCATAAACATTCCCATAAGGTCTCGACCAAAGCTGCTTTTACTTTTGAAGAACAGGTCTCGAATTTGCCAGCCCCATTCATCATCAGGTTTGTTGTTTCTCCCAAGGTCCATCTGCGTCCCGTGACCGGGGGTTTGAGCAGCAGCAAAGATGGCTCCCGCCAGAACAATCAAACCCAATGTAGTCAGGTTGAGTGGAAAGGTGAGGGTAGCAAAAAAGAGGGTGAGGACAAGGAACAGAGGCGTCAGCATTAGGCTGATTGCTCGCCCTGGCTTCCAAGGCTTGAAGCTTCCGCCCCTGATTGCCCAGGTCACTGTTAGTGTAGAGCATGTCATAAATGCGAGAAGTGTCCATTGAATCTCCATGTTACGTAGGCCATCCAGATGTTACGTCAACTTTATTTAAAGCTGTTAAAGTAGTTGCTGCGTCAATTTGTTCTTGCAGGGCAGCTTCATTCGCGTACACAGCAGAGATATATGCTTCCACTGCATCACGAATTGCAGCAGCAGAGGTAACATCTCCAGTGACCACTGAACCCCCACGGGTTACGAACTTTTGTGTGCCACCACGACGGTCAAGCATATTGGCGAGTTGGTTGATTTCCTGTTGACTACGAAGGTCCGTTTTGTACTCAACACCGTTGATGGTGATGCCACGATTGATTGCATGGTTTGTGTAGTTACGAAGTTTACCAATGAAGGCAGCTTTTCGTTCACCAAGGGTTGTGTTGCGTACCTGATTGCTGTACACAATGCCATCCTGTACGTAAGGCGCTGTGCTGACACTGATTTGGTTTGTGCCAACAGCCTTTTTGTCAATAGGGAAACATCCAAAAGTAGCAGCCTTTTCTTCGCTGATGTACGCTGTGAATGAGGTTCTAGGGAACAGAGAGGTCATAGAGCCAATGCCAATGATCTCATCATCAACAACTTGAGCCATGGGAGTTGTGTTGGTTTTAATTTGCATAGATTAAATCCTTTTGTGTCCTAGAGCGCAGGGGGAGTTGGAGGGGTAAATCCAGCGGTATCATAAACAAGCCCTGACGAAACTCGAAAATTGTTGTAAAGCATGAGTTGACTTCCGGGAGCGCCCCCATCTTGCATACGCTTACCAAAACCCGGCGTACATGTATGAGCAGTAGAAAATGTCAATTCCATAGCGAGAGTACCATCGACGTGAATCCACCCCTGTGTTCCATCAGTCATAATGCTGTAATGTACAAAGGCGTCTGCCCATCCAGATGCGCTAGTTACGGCGTAGCTACCTGTGGATGTAGCTACCCCGGTCTGACCCGAGAAATAGACTCTACCATCATCATTTGTGAAGATACTTGCATACGGATTCGCGCTAGCGGCAGCGGTTGTTCGTAACCCAACAACAGTCATAAAATACTGTGTACTAGCCGCATTATTTCCCTTTGCCCAAATCTCTACTGTTCTAGTGTCTACTCCCCCTTCAAAATTAGAGGCAGACGACCAGAGTGAAGTATCTCCTGTTGCACCAAGCGAGAAGCTATACGTGCTAACACCTGTTGATTCATTTGTAGGGTTACTAGCACCACTGATAGTTAATGTATTAACCCCAGAAATACTGTCTAAGTAGGTAGTACCGTTGTTATCATCAAGGCGGTATACTTCTAGAGTTCCAACGCCCTCACCAGACCCTGCTGCTCCCATCAATGCTGATTTATGGATCGTTGGCATGGTTACGCAAACGCCTGTCCTGCCGTGAAGCCACGAACTTTCGTACCATCAGGGCTAAAGAATGTGAACACATCAATACCAGCCGCACTTGAAGTCAAGGTTGGAGCAGTGTTGTCACTAGCCCACGACACTGCTGTTGCCCATGTGATTGTCGTTGTATTTGGGTGTACTTGAAGGGTCCAAGCATCGCCAGCAGAGATGGGGCTGAAGTCAATGGTGGTTGCTACGCCCGTCGTCAAGAATAGGTCATACACTCCCGGTGCTGCAACAGTGTAAGCAGTGCTGACGGTAGCAGTGGTGACAGCTTCGCGAATACCTGCATTAAAGGTTGCAAGGCCGTTGTGGGTGTTTGCGCCTGATGTTACAAGAGCGCCAGAGATGTTAACATCAGCGAAAGCGGCTGTAGAGTTAACCGTCAGATTAGTGAACGTCCCCGCCGCAGCAGCAGATGCACCAATAACTGTGCTGTTGATTGTAGCACTGGTAAACACCACCCCTGCAATTGTGCCGCCAGTGATGGCAACATTGCTCTGATCAAGCGGAACACCCTGCACACCTGCAACGTTAACAGTCCAACCAGCATATGTACCAGAACCCTCTGTACGCTCAATGTCAAGGCTTACTGTCTGTGTTGCAGTCGTATAAGACGCAACCTCACCAAACACCCAGTTGTCCGCTGTTGCAGTGATAACCAATCGTGCTCCGGCAGCAATACCAAGGTTATCTGCAAGAACAAATGAAACTCCATCTGCGGTTGCAATTGTAGCTGTAGTTGTTGTGGTAGTTGAAAGAGCAAGATTATTAGCAATCTGCGTCGTCACATAGGACTCAGTGGCAATGGCATTGCCAGCAATAGTTCCTGTACTACCTACAACAAGATTGGTTACAGTCGCTGTCGTTGTGGTAACATTTGCAAAAGTTGCAGGAGCACCAGAAGCATTGACAGCGGAGGTGACATTCAGATTCCCTGCTGTCAGGTTTGTAAAGTTGGCAGAGGCAATAGTAATCGCTGACAAATCTAATGTAGAGCCAGTTGCTAATGTCACGGTTCCTTGAAATACAGCGGAAGTCGTGTTGGTCAGATTAGCTATCGTTGCTGCCGTAATGACGTTACCTGATAGATCAATTGTTCCACCAGTTGCGAGGGTAAGTGTACCACGAATTGTTGCGGCGGTGGTATCCACATTTGATACATAAAGAGTTCCATAACGGACAGTGCTAGTTCCGAGATCAAAGGCTGTGCCCGTTGATGTACGGAGTTCAGTTACGCTGCTGACAAGTACCTCTGTACCAGCCACATCAATCCGTATCAGGTCTTCATCAGCGGTGCTCTCAACGCGGATACGTGTGTCACCATCTGCGTCAGAAATTAGAGGTACAAGTGCTCCTCCACCTGTAGTACCATCGTGATTATGCCCTGTTGTTTCGGACATAGCCGCCTGGAGTTGGTTGAACTCAGCATTAAGTGGTGACGCCTGTACAACAGCGCCTGTAATGATGTCTGCGGCAGATTGTCGCTGGTAACCTTGTGGCATGTTACGTTACTTCTCTTTCGCTGTCACGCATACTTATAACGAAGCCTTGTATGCTAAACGGTTTATTAGTTGTCCCTGTTGTAACAAAGGAAAATTTTACGCTGGGGGTAATTCCCACGATATTAGTTCTACGCCCGAAACGTCCTTCACCATCATAAAGAATAGTATTATCATCGTAAAGAACGTTAGGATCATCATAGATAGCACTCAGTGCTGTGATGCTCTCACTAAAGTTCGATGGGCTTTCATAATCAGGGTCATCCCAGGCGTAGTTTAGTCCAAGGAAGTATGAGAATTGTCCTTCAGAACTGATAAACAAATTTATCCGTCTAAGGTCTTTTAGTGTCTCCGTATCCCCAAAATCTAGATAAGGTGTGTCGTACACGGTGATTTTTTCTGATCCGTTGAAGCTTGTATCACCTCTTTCCAGTTCGTAGACTACACCGTCTTTACCACCAAAGATAACACGCTCAACACCATTTACAAAATCACTGTCAGTACAGTTTGCTTGGATACCTAAAAGATCACCGAATTCCCATTGTGAAGTTCCATCTGATGCGTAACGCTTACCACCAATAACCCCAATTGATTCTGAAGCCTGTTGGCTGCTCTCAAATATATAGAACCTGAACTGAGTCTTTTTACGTATAACTTGTCCTAGCACGTTTGACAGATCATATAGTTCTGGATAGTTAATCAGTTTTGACTTGATGTTTTCACTAATTGTTTCAAGTTCAACATCCCCGATTCGATCAGTACCGGAAACTGTACGTATGCCATCTGGACTATAATAAATGAGATCGCCACCAACAGTAACAAGGGCATCACGAGACACAATCCCAATATTCTTAGTAACGTCAACCAACTGGAAGTCACTACTGTTATTACCTGTGATTTTTTTAATCTGGTCACTACCGAATATGTAAAGGTCATCACGAAACACACCAATCGTTTGAACTGCAAAACCTACATTAACACTCAGAGAGCCAGCACCAGTAGTAAATCCGTCAGGGTCATTAGGTGAACTAAAAACCACAAGGTTAGCACGAGTTCCAGACATACCGCTATATGCTAAGTGATTCTTGAAATCCGCAGTTACAGAACAACCTTCTACATCAGTTGAATCCGCAGATGTAAGAACAGTCCAGCCGTCAGCGGAGTTATAAGCTGCGGGGAAATTGACGCCATCAGTGACCGTGTACGCTTCTTTTCCCTCGAAGTTGTACTTGCTAACTCTCAGTCGGCTAACACCTACTGAACTGCGTACATCCGTACTACCTGTTGCAAAAATGTTAACAGCCGCAGTTGCCCAAGTAGCTCCCGTAACCCATCTGTAAATATTGTATTCACTTCCAGTTGTACTACGTGCAGCGTGTACCGTGTCTTGGAAAATCCAACAACCTAGTGTTGCACCTGTACCTGGCAGAGCGGTGGATGTTGTGTCATACGGGCGTGAACCATCAATAGTTCTGTAGCCGTCAGTCTGAGACACTTCGTAGTTAATTAGTCGTGTAGCATATCCAGGTCCGTTGACACTAAGGTTAATAGAGGAGTCCTTTGTGTTCAACCCGCCGTTACAAAGAATACGCTCACTGCGAATTGGTTCATTTGCCATAGTTACGTCAACGTCACATTGCCAATATAGGCAGCGGAGCCTCTACGCCGCTTCATTCTACGATCCTTGACACGAACGTATTGATCATTGGTTTCAATGGTCCGCATACGAGATACACCTTTTGCAAATTCCTGACGGAACATGCTGGCTTGGTCACTGTTACCTCGCTTGGCGTTCAAATAGTAACACGCACCATTAACAATAACCTGTCCGTAGCGATCTGGAATACGTGTGGTATCTGTGCTGACACTAAGTGTGGTAGGATCAACGTAGCGTGTGTAAGAAACTGTGTATGCCTGATCAGGGATTTTAGTGAACCCCAAATTGTTGTTAGGATAGCGGAACACATGACTAGGAGTGTCATAGTCAGATGAAGTTGCATCCCCATCACGCTGTGAAAAATTCTTAACCCAATGGTCATAATCAATCTGAGGCAACCACCGCTGATTTACAGATAGCGCATCAGACTGATTTAGCATGATGGTATCCATGTCAACATCTTTTGTGTCAGATGGAAGGGTGTAGCGTTGTGTTCCTGCAACCATCGTCAGAGTTGTTGCAGTAACGTTGAAGGCCCACTCAAACTCGTACATATTGATGTCTAGGATGGCGTCGTTAACAGCGTCTTTTGCTAGGCGAATTTCAGGGTCAGTGGAGGTATCAAAAGATGCAGCAGCAGCTTCCTTACCCCCAAAGCGGCGCAATGTTCTGTTTGTCAGATCAATAAATGTCAGCGCCACTAAAGTGTACCTCCGTAATTAGGCCGCAGCAGGTGTCTGCTCAACTACCCTTAAATCCTCACGAATAGAGAACTTTGGAAAACTCCCCATCATACCGGGGGTTTTCTTTAAAAAATTAATAAAATCTGAATTCAGTCGATTAGCCATAAGTATGTGGACTTCATCATCCAGAACGCTTTTACCGTTGTTCTTCTGCTTTTCAACTATATAATCAGCCAATAGCCGTGTACCAATTATGTGAACAGGAATTGGGTTTAGTGATAGGGCTGCAAAAGCTTCTTGACAAGCACCTATTAGTACAAGATTTGTGTAGACTTCTGTACCGTTGTTAAGAGTGATTGGAATCTGCCCTTGATCTTTAGTCATAGGCCGATCACCTGTGATATGGGTGGTCTTATCTTTATCCCATGAAAGGTCAAATCCGTAGACAACAACCTGTGAGAAGCCTAAATAATGGGCAATACCCATTGATTGTAGCGTTGTGTTTGAACCCTGTGCTACAGTTGTTGCTGGATGCCAATCTGCTGCTGTCCTACTCTGGAAGCGAACTACCTTGTCCTTCTTGTAAAGATCAAATAGTTTTGGATGGCATTGAGTTGAAATCAACTGTGTGGTATTTTTGTTGTGGTAGGTGTATTTTAACTCTGTTTCTTTGGTGTCAACATGAACGTTAAAGTCAACCTTGATACCGTATTTTTCCAGAGTTTCGCCACATTTGATGGCAAACACCTTGTGCCCGAATTTCTCTTGAGCGTTTTTGATGCTCATAATATTATCTATAAGACCGGGGCCAGGGGCACAAATAATAGCAATCTTACCAGCATACTTCTTCTTGTGCATCTTCAGATGCTGTTGAATTGATACTGTACCTTTTCGAGCGTGATTGGCTTTGTGATTAGCCTTTAGGTTCTCTGTGTCGTCCTGACATTTAAGAGTAATCACAAAAACATTCCTTCTCTAAGTGCAGTTAAAGGTGGAGAGGGGTGATAAGCCCCCCTCGCACCTAAATGTAGTTACACCTGACGATTAAGCCAGATAGTCACGTGTTGCCACACCACCGAGACCAAGCTCAGAAGCATCAGTCATCCACGCAACGACACGGACTTTACCGTTTGCTGGTACAGTTGCACCAGGTACGTTAAGAAGCATGTCAATGGTGTCGGCAGCAGAAGTAGGCAGAACAGTGTTTGCACCAAATGGAGCAAGACCATTCGAACCTACAGCCGGGTAGCCGAGGGTGTTGAGGTCACCACCGTCGATGAAGTCATCGCCAGCAGCAACGTCAAGGTCGAAGGTTGCACCCGTTGAGGTGTCAACCGTCAGAACTTCTGCAATAGCGCCGTGGAGGAGAGTATTAGCAGGTACATTGATGACCTGAATAATATCGCCAGTAGCGAGTGCAGAACCCTTGGTAGTGGTGACTTCAGCGAAGTCAACAATCCGTTCAACCATATACGGGACACGATTGCTCAGACCGGAAACATGGGTGCCTTCAGTAGCAGAGCCACGAGTGAAATTAACAGTAGCCATAATAGATTACCTTTCTCTAAGCTCGGTCTTACTGACCCAAGTTATAACGGGCGGTTACGAGACCTTCAGGACGGAGAACTTTCCGACCGTACAGGTGCAGACCGCGAACAACATCACCGAAGAAGTCCGTAGAACGGTACGTTTCGGATTTGTTGATTTGCTCGGCGCAAGCAACGGAGCCTTTATGTCCTGCAACAATCACACCGTAGTTAGTTTGTTGTGCAGCCGTAGATACGGATTCAGGACCAGAACCAATGCTCGGAAGGTTGTTGGACGAGTACAGTTTAAAGCCGTAGATCATGCCTTTACCGATACGACCGTTCCGCAGCAGGTTTTCACCAGTAGAGGTAAAGTCGTGATCCATGAGCTTGGAACCTTCGTCACCAAGAACTTCAAGGAAGGCAGGGTCAACGATCAGCCAACGATCTTCTTGCGGGACGTTCTGACGGTCCAGCAGACGCTTCATACGGTTGATCACACGCAGCGGCGTAGTGAAGTTAGACGTATTAATCGTCGGGCTAGTACCAATCGGAATTGCATCACCAGCAGAAGCAGCAGTCGTACCAAACTGAACAGAGAAGTCAGTACGGTCGAGTTGCATGGAAGCCAGCAGACCTTGACCATTTGTGGTCGAGATCGGGGAGGTTCCAGAAGCATCTGCCGAAGTTGCAGTCGTGTCACCAACACCAGCGAGGCTAGACAGTTTGTAGCCCGTCATGTAGGCGAGAACGTCACGATCAAAGGTATCGCGGAGTTCATAACCAGCACGGTCAGAAGCCAAAGACTCCCAGTTGTGATGGGCATGTTTTTCCTCAATGTCGTCAATTTTGAACGCGTAGTAGTTCGACTTGTCGATTACCAGCGTGAATTCTTCGTCATCAAGGTCTTGAGCGGTGATCTGAGTACCACGAGAGTACTCTTTAACGGTGATCGACGGTTCTTTGATGATACGGACGGTATCACCTTCGTTTTCGATCTCACCGAAGTAGTCAGAGTTACAAATTTCCCGACATACGGAAGATTTGCGGAAAGCCAACTGTGCCTTCTTGGAGAAAATCTCAGGAGAGAAATTTCCGTTAGGAAGGTTGTTCCAGTTGGAAGCAGCGCGGAAAGCCATAGTAAGTTACCTCCTTCAAGGGTTTTGGGCCTTTCCAATTCAGCCAAAAACGGGAGCTAACACATTCCAAGGCTACTAACACATTAATTCAACAAAATTTGACGGGTGCCATAAAGGGGCGTCAAAGTAAGGGGTCGAAAAATGGAGTAGGAAATTGGTAGTCAGCAATAAGAACCAATCAACTTGGGGTATCAGAGTATCCACTAATGGAGGTCTTACCCACCTATGAAAGGTTCCATTGTATGCAAAAAGTGCTTTAAAAAAAGGTTTTTCACCTTTTTACACGTACATTATATCACATAAAAATACGTTTGTCAAGCACTTTTTGCAATTTCTTGTGTTTTTTTTTCTATTCAGTCGGAGCGTGGTTCAAATGACCCGTTGCATCGTAGAGATATCGACCTTCACGACGAGCCTTATCAATCTGCTCCATGTGCTGTTCAAACTCTGCATCGCTCATAGCATTCACCATACTATCACTATACAGGTATTCACGCTTGCTTACCGGATCAGTTTTTGTAGCAGTTTTGCTAGGAACATCTTCCGGTGGTTGACGTGTTTTACGCTTCTTCTTAGGAGCCTCTTCGAGTACTTCCTCGTCAGATTCATCTACAGGTGATTTCCACCCTGTGTCAGCCTTAAACAACGTGATGATAGCGTTGAGTTGCTTTGCAGTAGCATATGGGTTACTGAGAGTATCAACTGTATTTTCAGGTGCTTCTTCAGCTATCCAATCAGAGAACTCCTCAGAGTTTTTTACGTGCTCTGCATCTGGATGGCGTTTGATAACCTGGCTCATAACCTTTGCTACGTGTAGTTCTGCCTTTACGGTATCAAGGTCTTTAGTACGATTAGTGAACTCTTCGTCAACTTCTGCAAGACGCTTTTCAACCATAGTGTCAAGTACACGAGTAAAGTCAGGATACTCAGCACGGAATTTTTCAATATCTTCCTCAGTGGAAAGATTCTTGAGGCGTTCCTTTTTATTAGCCTCTAGCTTGACATTCTTTAACTCATTTTGAATTTCTCTGAGTTGCTTTTGTAGTTCAGCATTCTGCCGTCGAGAGTCAGCATGACGTTTTTGCCAATCATGCTTCTGCTCATTTTTCTTCTTCTGTTTAGGCTCTTCTTCATCCTCTTCAGATTCTGTTTCGTCAGCTTCTTCTACAACTTCCTCTTCTTCGACTTCTTCTTCGGCGTCGTCTTCAATAGGGGGAAGTTCAACTTTTTTTCCTAGTTGGGCTTCTCGCTCTTCTTGGAACTTCTTTTCTGCTTCGGCAATTTCCTTTTCTAGGTCTTCATCTGAAGTATTAGAACTAGAAAAACCATAACTCTTCATCATTGCTACTTTTTCAGCCACTTGTATATTCCTTTCATAGTCGCTGGGGCGCACAAATAAAGGCTGTGCGGTGCCAACACCACAGAAGAATCATTTCTTGTGTGGGTATTCTTAATCTGGTGTGTCGTTGTCTGCGCTTGCTTGTCCAGAGCCATCTGCGTCATCAGAGTCGGATTCATTTCCTCCGTATCCTCCAAAATCCCCTGAAGCGGCGTTGCTTCCTGCTTCTGCTTGGACATCCCGATCTTCTTTCGTGTTTCCAAAAGCGTCGAAGCCGATTTCCTCATCGTCCAAATCTTCTTTTTCTTTATCCATAAAGTCTTTTTCATACTCCCCTCGGAAGTCTAGTGCAGCTTCTACTTGTTGGTCTGTGAGATTACCAAAATAATCTACTGCTGCTTTAGTACCTAGAGAAGGGACAGGACCGCCAACTTGGTATGAACCGTCTGAACTGTAAGACTCGATGTTACCACTAAAGGGGTTAGTGGTGTTATACCCACCAATAACGTTACCTACTGAACCTGGAGGGGCACCACCATGTGCTTGAGATGTTTCAGACAAGGCTTCAAAGGATTTCTGTGCTGCATCCGCCATACTTTGCGCGATCTCGCCTTTTACTTCTGGCCCAGCAGTTGCAATAGTAGACAGATAATCTCTAGCCTTTTGGCGATCTTTTGTAGCGAGGTCTCTTAGTTGGCCCTTTGTATCCATAAACCCAGCAACTTTACCGGGTAGACCAGGACTAAGAGCAGCATTAGCTACCATATCCATAACATCAACGAGAGCGTCGGGCGCTGTGGCTGTATCAACAAGTCCCTCAATATTCCCTCGGTCAATCATCTCTCCAACTGACTTACCAAACTCCCCGCCTTCAACACTACCGACGCCAAGGGTTTGAGTAGTTCCTCCTGCTTGACCTGCTCCACCCGGTGAGCCTCTATTGGTTCCCGCTCGCATCTCATTCTCTCCAGAATTTAAATCTTGAGTTCCTGGACCTTTAGTGGTAGATGAAGATGTACCTGTTCCTACAGTTTTAGAACCAGATGTTCCGGTGCCAACAGTACTTTGTCCCGCAGATGAAGCAGAACCTTCTTGCTGTTGTTTTTCCACCTCTTTTACAGCTGATGGTACATATGTTTTAGCAATGTTTATAGAACCTGGTTGGTAAACTGCTTCAGGGTAGTAGCCACCTTGAGTTACAACACCCCCTTGGTTAAACGCACGAACAGGTTGTGGAACTTTCATCATAGGCTGCTGCTGCTGTGCCATCTGAGCAGGAGGAGTAGGCTGACCTTGTGGCTTGCCCATTTGAGGTTGTTGTGGAGGGCGTGGTTGTCCCTGCCCCTGTTGTGGTGGTTGTTGTGGTTTTCCCATCGGACGCTGTTGCGGAGGACGAGGCTGACCTTGTGGTGGTTGTTGTGGTACAGGTTTACCACCAACACGCCCCTGCTTCTGCATTTGTGCCATGCCTTCTTTTGCAGCAGACTCCATCTTCTGCAATTTCTCTAATCCATACCAAGCCACGGCTTCCTTTGTCAGGACGCCTTCACCTGGAGTCAACTTAGCTGGAACCGTGTCAGGACTTGAAGGCTGGGCGACGGGTCTTGGCTGCGGTTTTTGAAACGGAGTCTGCATTAGAGATCACCTTGTCTTGTTTTGCGGCTTCATCGGCCCACACTTGAGGGTCACGATTAATCTTGGCTTGTAACTGGCATAGAGCAGCGTAGCCACCATTCACACGAATCAAGTCTTCTGCGGTGGATGGTACTTGTAGGTTTTTCACATAATCTGCTTTTAAATCCTCTATGATAATGTTTAGTGCCTTTACATTTTTTTGGATACATAGGGTTCTGTACGATTGTAGTACTTCTTTATTCATCATTGTGGAACTTCTCCTCCTCCACCGCCATCATTTCCTGTAAATCCTGGGGTTCCCGGTACTTGCGGTACGCCTACTCCCGGTACACCCCCGCCAGAACCCTGTGTGTCTTGTGCTTGCGCTCCTGCGGGACCATTAGGGGGTTGCGGTGCCCCCGGTGCTCCTCCACCTTGAGGTCCACCCATTCCCTGCATCTGCATAAGGAGTGCTTGGTATTGTGCTTCCTCTGCGTTATTCAGGAGCTTATCAGGGTCAAGATCAAGTGACTTGGCAATCTCACGCAGCATGTAAGGCCAGCGGACGTGCGGAGCCATAACCTGATTTGACGCCTGTTGCATGAACATAGCAAGACGTTGTGAACGAATTTCGTTAGACATGAGAGCGTCCGTGCCACGGGCACACACTGTCACATCTCCGAGAGCACGTTCATCAAAGTCAAACGTCATGTTGTACTCAAAGAGTGAGCGAGCCAACTTCTCTAGGCCGTTATCATAGTTCTTGATAACAGTTTTGATGTTGGTTGACGCTGCACCCATAAGCATTGAGATACCAGATGCTGTACGCCCAACGCCTGTGATGCCTGTCTGACCGTGTGCAAAACTTGGAAAGCCTGTGCTTTCATCTGATAGTTGACGAGCTTTGTCAAACATCATCATGTTTTCTTGGGTGGTGTTCTGGAACTTATGAGCAAAGATCGCCTGTCCCGGTGCACCACCTTGACGACGGAATACCTTACCAGACTCAATGGTTAGGTCTTGTCCCGGCACAAGGTAATCCTCTGCGATTTCAAATACAAGATCACCTGACTTAGCAGCGTTGTCAATCGCCATACGCATAAAGCCGTTCATAAGCAACTGTGTATCACTCATGTTCTCCGCAAGACCAACGCCAAAGAAGTTATTCGGGTTATACTCATAACGGAAGAAATGGAACGGTATACGCTCTGGCATATAAGGGTTAAAAGCAAATTTCAAAACCTGACCGTTACACACCCAAATCGACACGTTGAATTCATCTGCATCCTCGTATTCTTCTGGAATATCAATCTGTGAAAACAGATCGTCGTCATCTTCAAAGTCTTCACGACCAACGATACCCCAAAACTCATACACTTCATAACGCTCGTTATTCTCATTTTGGCTGTCGTCGTTGATGTCCGTTTCCCACCACTTCTGCTCATAACTGGGGCCGTTTTCCAGAGCAGTGTCAATAGCCTCTGAACGGAACAGAGAACGTTTTTTAAGGTTGCGTAGTTGGTGGGCAGACATACGCCTGTCGATGACGACATATTCGAGGTCGTCCTCACCATAGGCTTCTGGATCAACATAAACGTCCAACAGACGGATGTGCTCATATGTAGGAATCATTTGTTTTACAGGGCGGTACAACGGTGGACCGTCTTCCTGTGGCTCCCAATATGGGTATTCTTTTTCAACCGCGAACGGGCCTTTGATGACGCCCGTACCATACAGCACACTATCAAACAGAGCACGACGCAGAGCCTCATGCCCTGCACCTTCTTGCAGTTGGTCCTGCATCTTCTTGTCCATGAATTCTGCCGCTTCTTGAGCAGGGAAAAAGTTTAGAGATGTAGGTGTGCCACCAGTGCCTTCTTCAAGTTTCTCTTCAACTGGTTTCAACTTTTTCTGGAGTGTTCCAAGATTGAAACGATATCCTGGCTCTAGGTCTTTACCATCGCCGGGGAAGCCATAAGGGCTGTCGAATTCATCTGACTCCTCCATCTCCTGCTCTTCAGGTTTAGGAGGAGCCTTTGGATCAATATGAACAGCTTCTTCAACGCCCTCTGGAATAGGGGTAGGCTTAACCATGATCGGAAACTTATTCCCACTATTGGGAAACATAATTTCGTGAATGATACCGTAGGCAGCAAGAACCTTAGTCTTGGTGACCTTGATGAAAACATCTGACTCTTCATCTTCCTTGAACACGTTGTTTACGTGCGGAAGACCACGATAGTTCAGGTATGCCTCTACCCAGCGCTCCTCCTGCTCACGACGATTATCCTGTGCACGATTAAACCGCTCCAAAACGTAGGTTGCCACAGGGCCATGCTCGGATAGAACAGCCTCATCATCTACAGACTCAATCTCAATCCCTTGCTCGTCCATGTTCTTATCCTACTCTACGTTTGCTGAACCAACGCTTAACGTTGTTGCTAGCGGTTTTTTGTGGGCGGGTTGAGACTCCGAACTCCGCAATGTTGCGTGCCCGTGGACGAGAAGAGATTCCATAACGAAGAGCGTCATACAAGTGATCTTCTGCGGTTGTGTCTACATCCTCGGGGTTTTTCTTATCAACCGGAATAGCCGGGAGTTGTGCAATAAGATTAACGCAATTTTCAAAAATAATTAATCTAGGTTCATCTAGAAATTCATCCACAGCCAGAAGACGGTGAATCTCTTGTTTACCTGCTGCTCGTGTACCTTTACTTCTATCAGATGGACGCCACTTACATCCCTGGGCAATCATTGCTTCTGCAATACTTACAGTTGTATCTCCACGCTTGTGCCAACAAGAACTGTCGAGTACACCGTAGTTAGGTGCCCAAATCTTGTCTCGCTCTAGAACATCATGTGCAAGATCAACTGCTAGACGTTTTGATACATATAGTTCATCAACTACAAAAATCTGGTCGCTAGGTGATACTGCAAACCATAGAACCCCTGTATAACTGCCATATCCATAATCACACGCACGAAATGTTTTCCAGTTCTCAGGAACGTCAAATGATTCACACGTATGAATCTTACGGTTGAACTCGCTGAATGCAGCCCCTTCCGAGACATCCCAATCCCCATAAAGAAGTGCTCTACGCTTTTCCTCTGGCAACGTGAGAAGTGTTTCCACATAACCACTGTTTGCCAGATATGGATTGTCACTCAAGCGGCTAGGGATAAACTGACGCTTCATCAGTGGTTGCCCTGCTTTTGGGTGAGGATTTCCATATTCGTCAAGCGGTGGGTAAACTAGGGTTTCACCTGTTTCTATATCTGTTGCCCAAAATGGTTTACCCCACGGAGCAGGGTCAATGAACATTTTCTTGACCCATTGGTGGCCTGGACCTCCTGGGTTGGTTGTGGCCCTCATAAGGGGCTTAATGTTTGGGTTAGCGCTACGGTTACGAGATCGCAGATAGTCCCAAGCATTAGGGGTGTGCCAGTGAGTCAATTCGTCAAATGCCACATACGGGTAAGGCTGTCCCTGAAAGCGCGAAAGGTCTTCGTCACGATCACAATAGGTCATCCAGATACGGGCACCAGAACTAAACCTCCACTCTGATTTCTTCTCCGACCACTTTGCACCGGGGTCCATTTTTGGGTATAGTTCTTGAGACTTGTTGATAAGTTCACGTAGTTCGTCAGTTGTTTTACGCAGGATCAAACCAACATAATCTGATTCATTAACACCATACAGAGCATCAACTAGAATAGCGTAAGAGTTGTGTGTTACAGTAAAATTTTCTGTTACATAAAGACCATCAGGGTTACTTACAGAAATACACCTACCCTCTATAGTCCCTTTTTGTTCTACTTTAACAACAGCTTTCTGAACAAGTCCTTTACCAAATTTACCACGCTTCTTACGTTCCATACGAAAAAACTTATCAGGATTGTCGTGCTTTATATATAAACAATAAACCTTCTGACAAATTACTTTTGTACCGTCTTGGTCACGATAAGAACCCATCTTATCTGTAATCGTGACACATGCTCCCAAACTTCTAAACAGACTTGCTGCGTCATTTGCTAACTGTTCTGATACTGTGTAATAGTAGATCGCATTCTTGTTGGGGGCTGAGTAACCGTCGGTATCCATTAGCCCTTGAGCAACTGCCCAACGTACCTCTGAAGAATTGATAAGATAATCCCGAGGGATAAATTTTGTTGCACTACGTGTATACATAAGTCCATAGGAAGTAAACGCGCCAACTAACTCTTCTCTATATTCTCCCCCAAAACGTATGGTATTCTTTGTGTCCCACTTGTCTGTTGGGATATACTTTTTGTAGTGCTCCTTATCATCTTCATGGCACGTTATAGTTATTTGATTTGTCGTCAGACAGCCATCCCCAATAAACACCCCCAACAAGTAAGGATCAACCTGTACCCCTTTAGAGTGAAAATACTGCTCAGAGCACACTGGAACTTGTGGTTTATAACCTTTTTCAAGGTACTCTGAAAGTTTTTCTGTACTGACAACCTTACCCGACGCCTCGCCAAACACCCTAACACCATTAATCTTTCTGCCTCTGCGTGCCAGCCACGAAAACCATAAATGCTCCTTAGCAACATCTAGGTGAGTGCCATCCGAAAAGTGTACGGTCCACTTAGGAAGGGTTTCCCAGGCAAATAGATGTTTGACAGTCTGTGTACCTCCTTTTGGGTGGCATATTTCATCACCCACCCTTAAATCTTCAACCTTTACAAAGCCTTCGGGAGTTAGAATTGAGTCACCCTTTTGTACTAGCTTACCACCACCTGCTGCCCCTCCGAATAAGACTTCACGAATAGGGGATGAAAGAAACTCTGTCTGAGGGCCGGGGTTAGGTCTGAAAACAACTTTACTACCGTTGTACGTATCTTGCCCTTCATCTTTCTTTTCAGCTTTGATAGCCTCTTTTAGTTTCTTTTCTTCTTCACGCGCAACACGAGCCTTCTCACTCTCTTGCCTTTCAACAGTAGGAGAAGTCCCTTTCAGGATCAGTTTGCCCCCCTTACTGCGTCTAGCAGTTTTACGGGACACTCCTCGTTTAAAGGTCTGAGTCGTCGTCTTCTTCGTAGTCATCTTCACTCCGTTTAGGAGGTAGCAAAATCACGCCACCTTTGACATCTACCTCTTGCTTGTCTACTTTTACAATACCAACACCGCGATCAAGAATGTTACTAGCAGCAGATAGTTTGTCCCGTGCAGCACCGTCGCTGGATTTGCCCTGCATGACAGCCACCATAGTACCTGCTGCCTGTGGTCCTGCGGATACTAGAACACTTTTGGTAATATCTGCAATTTCATCTGCGAGAGATTTTGCAATACGCATGTAATTCGTTTCATAACCATTATACCCCGCGCGTTGGGCAGCTTCTTTGTAATAGTTAGAAACTTCTGGTTCGTTCAAGATGATGTCTTGTAAAGCCTCTAGAAAGGCTTCTTGTTTTTCTGTCAGGTTATTAGACATATGACTTCCTTCCCTTGGCTGGGCCACGCGAACCTTTGGCTACACGCCCTTTGGTTGCTGGCTGATCTTTACGGTTTGATATCTTGTCTCTTATGGCGGTGGTTGCAGCATTATTGGCTGTAAGTTTTCCTCCACCTGCTACTTGGTGATCAAGTTCTTTTCCCTTTGGCATGGTCTGGGTGTCTTTCATGCCATTTGCTTTTTTCCATGCGTACCTATCGCGTCTACGTCTAGCGTCTACAGCGCGTTCAGCGTCAGTACGTGCATAGATGTTGATTGGCATTAACGCTTTCCTGTTTTTTCAAGTAGGTTATCAATTTTTGAAGAGATGGTTTCTGTCTGGCGGATAATAAATTCCTGCCCAGCTTCTAATCTCGCAATACTGTTACCCATGTTGGTAACCTTGCCTTCAAGTTCACTTACTCTATCCCAAACGCGAACACGTTGTTCAATCTGGAATGAACGGTTTTCAGCAACTACATTTCTAAGGGCTTCAAGCGCCTTCGTGTTGCTTTCCACACCTTCCTGTAATTGGGTGTAACTAACAACTACCCCAACAACAACAAGCACAGCAGTAAGAATGTTACCTAAACTAACTCTAGGCTCAATTTGTACAGGCATTTTTATCTTCCACCCCAAAGTTTATTTTCGAGTTGTTGTACTCGACGCTCCAGAGACCTTACAGTCTGTTTTAACTCTCCATACTCTTGAAATGCCTTTGGGTCTAGGCGCTTTTCAATAGATACAATACGGTCATGGTTTTGCTGTAGGCGATACTGCCCAACAGAGAAATCCCCGGCAAGAACAACTATTGCCGTGATAATGAACCAATACTGCTTCAGGAATGTTGCAGCACCACTTTTAACTTCATCAACCATATTAACATTTCCAACGTTTACGAGCGGCTTTTCCTCGTTCACCTGTCCAGCCGCTACTTCGCGCACAGAAGCTCTTCTTACGCGCCCTTTGTTTTGGTGTTTTTGGATTAGCCGCAGGTTCCTTCAAATTGCTCCCGGTTTTTGCGTTGTATTTTGCCCGCCCCTTTGCAGTCAAACCCGCTCCCCTGCTGACAGGGAGTTTTTCGCCCCTGCCGACAGAAAGGTTTGGTCCCTTTTTACGTTTAGTTGTTGCCACAGACACACTCCCCATTTACACATTTGCATACAGGCTTATTGCGGTTTGGGTCCATAGCCTCAAGACGATTCAACTTGCGTTGCATTTCTTGCAATTCACGACGCATACGGTTGATTTCATCTTGAACGAAATCTTTATTTTGCGTCATGAGGAGCTTCCTTCCACTGGTAGCCGCAGTTATTGCAAGTACGCAACATGGACTCAGAAGTAAGAATCTTCTTGTATTCTACACTCACTGTAGAAGAAGAACACTTTGGACATTTACCTTGGGCATTGTACTTTTCTAATTTCGCCATAATAAAACCTTACTGTCCTAGGACAAAGGACTCATAACTAGCGCCTGTAGGTAACTTTACATAACCTAGAGTGGCAGAACAATCCGTAGCACCAGTAACGACCATATCCAAACGAGCGTTAACCCAGCCCCGAAACTTACCAACAACAGGGAGAACAATGTTGGCAGGTGCATCGTTACAAAACACCTTAAAAACTGTAATAGAATTTGTACCATCAGTAAATTGAATTTCTACTGAACCTCCTGTTCGTTTTTCAGTGTTTAACACAAGGTCGGTAATCTGTATACATCCACCTGATATAGGGGTAGTAACTGTTGTTGTCCCTGCGCTACTACGTTGCACGTTTGTGTAGGTTCCGTGGGTTTGCATAGCATTTGTGCTAACAAGGAATACCTCATCCCCGCCGATAGTTTCTGTCTCTCGCCAAAGTTCTTCAAAATGGAGAGCCTGACGATTCTTTGAATCAACTAAAACAGCATTTACTGTCATGTCTAACCTTCACCAAATTCCGCAAGATTCAACACAACAGTATTCACACTAACCCCAATCGTTTCCCCGTTTGTAGCGTTACCTCCACCAACACCTGCGGTAGACCACCCGAGCAACCATGTGGTATCAGGGGTGATGATATTTGTTGCGCGCATATTGCGTTGCTGGCTGGCGTTGCTGCCAAGATAGAACGCGTGGAATTGTTGTCCACCTGTGTAGGTCATATCAGAGGAACCATCACTGACAACAAACGTAGCAGACAAAGCGTCAGGTTTACCAAAGTTTTTCTGAATAATACCATCAGATGTGGAAGAAGTTTTGTCTGTGCCGTTGCTGACAGATGCAGGTTGCTTTACTTGTAAGATTTTGACGGGGGTTGTGAGGGTGTGTGCGTCAAAGTAAATTCGGGTAATAAGGATGCTGTCTGTGTTGGAAGTGTTCTTGATGTACAACAAACCGCCAGAAGAGGCTGCTGCTAGGTGGCATTCTGCATGAAAGATGTAACTGTTTCCTCGGATGGATTCAATTGCCTCTTCTGCAAAAGACTCAGAGCGTACAGAAAGTTGGTTGTAATTTGTTACTCGTGCTAGAGTACCATCCGTGTTGTTCTTGATGTTAAATTCCATGATAACAGTACCCCCCCTATTCTTCTATCTGTGCTTGATATGCGAACACAATTGCCCGAACAGTCATGTTTGTGTTACCAGAAGGAGGGATACACCCGATTGCAAAAGTGTTATTGCGCTCCAACACAAATGGCCTTGCCGCTTGTTCAATCTCTTGGCGGCGTGTAGTGCTAGATAGAGTCACAATGCCCACGTTAGTGCCGTCAATGAGTGTGCGGCCTTCTTGACCAACATAAGCTAGTCCCGGCATGACATCTGGACCGGAGAAATTACGATTACGCACTGTAGCATTTGTTGCGCCGCTGACAATAGTTCCTGATGTACCGTTTTTGTATAGTGTAAAACGAGTGTCGTTTGTGCCCCCACCCGTAGAATCACCATTGGTGAAAATGTAGTCTGTGATAAACAGTTTTGTGTTACTTGCGGGTATATACTTAATCCACAACAGTATGGATTCAGAGTCAGACGTAAGTGTTACATCTCCAGTAAGAATAGTGACGTGGCGCTGAAAATAAGCGGTGTATGCCCCAGGCGTAATAGACTCAGAGATAACACTCAACTGATTATCACCAAGCACCTTAACAAGTTTTCCGCTAGGTCCTTCAAGCATTGTATTAGACATTAGTTATCACCTTTATTAGATGGCATTACTGACCAATGCCTTTCAGGAGCAGATTAGTGATCTGCTGTTCATGTAACAGCGAATGTAGCAAGTTGTTAGTTTCCCGTAATTCTATAACCAATGATGAATCAATGCGTACATCTACCTCAAGCGCCCCATCATTTGTCAACTGGACGGGGGCACGTTTTTCACCATTTTGGATAGTTCCAAGGGCGAGTTCCCCCCGTGTAGTATCTACTCTAGGGTGCCTACCCGACATACTAGAGGAACATCCCCGCAACAACTGCAACTACAATTACTACTACACCTGCAATAGCAATGTATTTAAAGTTGGAGCCGTCTTTCATCTTTTGTTCAACTCTGTCAATTTCAGCGTGAACCCTTGATTGTACTTCAGATGGTACTTCATCTAGTTTTGCAGATGCTTTATCACCAAAGTTCTTGGCATTTTGAAACGCAGCATCGGCAGCTTCATTTGCGGAAGCAGTGAATTTTCCTGCTTTATCTTCAACCTTTGCTTCCAGGCTTTTGTACTTATCATAATCCATAATGATCACTTATCTGCGTATGAACGGGATTTGCTATCCCCGCTTTTGCGAATCCGACGAGTAGACGTTTTACGCCCACCATAATCGGCGCTGTTAGCCATCTTTGATTGCGATTGACGGGACTTTTTGTTGGGGGCAGCAGCGGTAGCCTTTTTTGCTTTAACTTTAAAGCCGTCACTTTTCCCTTTAGTGTTTGCCGCCGTTTCTCTGTTGACGGTTTTAGACTTTCCTTTAGCCGTTGACCGTGCTTCCTGCTCTGCCTTGGTGCCCTTTGTCACTGCACGTTTGGTGCCTTGACCAGCCTTGGCAGCACTGGAGAAACTCGTTGCGTTGGACTTGTCGTCTTTGTAGTTCTTGCGAGCTTTGTCAGAAGTTCTCTTTGCTGCACGACCGCCTTCTACAGCAGCACCAACAAGACCTGCAATTCCAAGCCCTGCGCCACCAGACATCTTTGAAAGAATGCGCCCTGCTTTGCCAACCTTACCAAGGGTCATTGATTTTGGTTTAGCCGAGGCAGATGAGGTTTTACGTGCCTCTACTTCTTTAGCGTTACTGAACCTACCGCCCTTACGTGCACGTTGTTGTGTCTTTGCCTTGGCGCTGTTAGCGGCTTTGTTGCGAGCATCACGGGCATCTTTACGCTTTGCTGCACCTTCACTACGACGTGAGGTAGCAGGTTTACCCTCACCTTTCATAACAGCTTGTTTGCTATTTGAATATCTACCTGAAGTTGCACGTTGTTGTTTACGTGCGTTTACAGAGCTTGAACGTGGCATAATAAAAAATCTCCCAAAAAAAGAAAAAGTCGGTTGTTATTTATCGGGACCGTTATCGTCCCAAAAGGCTTGGTTGTCCTTACGGGTCTTGGTCTTTTCAGCTTGTGAACGCTTGTCGTTAAAAAGTTTTCCAAGTGTTCGTGTAATAACATTATTACGGGCATCTGTGGAACCAGATGTGTATTTACGTGTTCCTGGACCTGATCCAAAGCCTTTTTCAGTTTTGCTGACGCGGCGTTGTTTTCGCTCCATATCTCCAGAGCGCTTTTTAGGCCGGGGGGTAGGTTTCGGCGGGGTTTTACTACCCGCAGCGTAGTTACCATAATCAGCCGTGTCCATAACTTCTCTACTCATTTTCTTTGGACGTTCAGTAGGTTTCGAAGGAGTGGGTTTTGCCTCAGCCTTTTTGCCTATACCCTTGTTACTACCTGGGCGGTTCTTTGCTGCTTCAGTTGATTTAGCAAGACGCTCAAGGTTAGTGCCCCCACGTTTGTTAAACGGGTTGGTCACTTTTCCTCGCCCCTTACCCTTGTTTTTGATCTCGTCCTTTTCAGCGTTGCTATCACTAGACTGTTTTTTCGGGTTGGTCTTATTTTTAAGCGGGGAAATGCCAATTTCGCGAAGCTTATGTTGAACATTTTCGCGCCAAGACTTGCTGTCGGTATCGGGTGTGCTGTTTACATGCTTACGTGCCGTCCGACTTGCAACACGTTTTGCAGTTGAACCTGCGGCTTCAAAAGCCGCTTTAGCAGCAGGACTTGGAGTCTTACCTGTAAATGTCGCGATATAGTAGTCTTGCAGTTTTACCATATTTACGGCCATAATTATTTTATCACACCTCCTGTGGAGACGGGAACTCTAGTCCAACATACAATTGCTGGTCGAGATCGTCGGGGTTTGCTGCCTTTGCTACAACAACCCAAATTGGTTTTTTATCAGGCCGATTCACAGCCTCAAACGCGTGTACAATATCCATAATAAGACCCGTTGACGTAAACGGGAAGCATTCCCCCATACTGATCTTTTGTTGTACCATCATACGAAACGTACTCAGATCACCGCCGTTTTTATCTCCAGCCATACCTGCCATTTGCAAAGCCATGATAGAACTCCGCTGACGACACACAAAGTGAAATACTTCAACCTTGCCTACCTTTGCCTCTATCCAGGCTGGGAATTTGCCCATTGAGTTGTCTTTTAACTCTTGGTTTGCAGATGCAGGTACAACTGTGAGCAAAAGGGCTACAAGTGCAACTACAAGTGTTCTTACAGCGGTGGTCATTGTGTGAAACCCCTTTCTATCGGGTTTTAAGGGGGGTAGGACAGGCGAAAGCGGGAGAGCACCCATCCTACCCCTTTTGAGAACGCCAAGCCCGTCTACGGGCGTTTTTTCTAGCGTGAACGACTGGTTAATCGTGGGAGGGTCCGACAAGCCCCGCAGGAACAGGCTAACCCTCATTTGATTTTTTAGTCTTGGCAGTTCTCAATTCATATTCAAGTTCGTCTTTCATTGCCTGTTCTACCTCATGCAGACTAGGCTCGTATCCATGTTTCTCCACAAAGTCCGTATCGTTGATCAACAGGCTTCTGACGTAGTGCACGGAATAGTGAAATAACTCCACATCACGTACATCTTCAGCGGAGCAGTACTCATGAAGAGAGTTTGTCGCGTTGTGCTTTCTCTCTCTTCGTTGTTCGGGTTTTAGCACCTTTAGTAGGTTTTTCATTCTATAGGCTCCATTATAGCATAATGCACAGTGTTTGTCAAGCAAAAAATGACTATATCGTGTTTTTTTATGCTTTTTAATTTTTTTTCACGATTTGTGCATTTTTTACTTGACACGGGTATGCTTTTCGTGGTATAATAGTGTTTCGAGTGGCGGCGAGAAACCCCTATATAATAGAAGTACAGGGGTGTAACTTCAGATGTAACTTCGATGTTACTTCGTACCCATATCCAAAATGTTACAATCCTCATGCACTCTAACCACTGATTTAGGGTCATAAAGGTTGATGACCAACACTTCCTTGGTTAAATCATCATAGTGGATCATTCGAGAATCCCCACTCACAGCTATCAGCTTCAGCAATACCTTTTCCTCCCCAAGGATTTGCTTCCTTGGAGAGAACACCCTCTCTATGGCGAATATATCATTTTCTGATATCCACCGAAGAGTATTTGGAGTGATTGTTGACATGCAGTTTCACCTTTAGTTGCAGTTGAAGTTTCGTACTCATATTCAATTTCTTTTTTATCAGTGCAGTGTAGGTTTGAACCTTGGTTCTGCAATCTCCATACGGGCATCAGCAGAATCATCCATCTGGAATTGGAATCCAATGTCCATAAGTTTCTCCAGTGCAACCTTTACCATAGGATCACCCTCGTGGATTGGGTCACACAACACTGCCTTTAGACCACAAAGCAGCATCATTGTGTTTTGGGCTATTGGATGCTCCTCGAAAATCTCCATAAGTGCATCGTCATCCTCATAGAGTTCTTGGGTAAGCAGAACTGATACAGTCCCAGTTTCAAAGTCCATGATGAACGCTCCCATTCTAGAATCAGGAGTTACTTCGTAGTTGTTGAGAGTTTCATATTCACCTAGATCATGTAGATCGTAGGGGTCTTTAATTTCATCTGAAGATTCAGATGTAACTTCACCCTCATATTCAATTTGTTCCGAATCGGACCTATTGTTATCAGTGTTTGCCTCATCTGAAACTACACCTGATTTAACATTTTCATTCTTTTTCATAGCCTTACCTTTCATTTGTGATATCAAGTGAAATATCACTGTGATACATCACCTGGATAATAGTCCTTTTTCGGACCTATATAACACATGGTTTCATGTGGATTTTCACCTGAAATTTCACCTGTCATAGATGATTTTTCAATTGTTTGGGTAGTATAGCACATTTTTTATCACCTGTCAAGGAAAATGTTACTTCATGTGGATTTTTTCTGAAAATATGTCTGGTACATATAGAATAACGCTACGAAGGGGAGTGGCCCATGCACCCCTACTACAACAATTGACTACTCATCTGAAATTACAAAGTGATTTTACACTCTGCCTATAAATTGTGCAATCAGTTTTAGATTCACCTGGTATTTCATATGTGGATTCAGGTGTGTTAGCATCTGGTTTTTATAGTAATAAAACCCCCTACCAGATGAAAAATCACGTGCTATAACATATGACGTAACACGTAACAACACGTGACAGCACAATCCAATGACACTTGAAGTAACAAATGAAACATCAACGTGTGAATACAGCTGTATTTCCAGGTGTAGAGTCATCTTGTATCTCTCTCTCTATTCGATGATATATTAGAACTATGTATTAAAA